AACGGTACAGGTCCATTTGTCGGATGAAAAAATTGAAGCGAACAAGCAGATCGGACGGGAACTGGTCGGTGCAATGATCGCTGAACGCAATGAAGAAGTCCAGAATGTGATCAATGAAACAGAAGAACGGCTTGCAGCGGAAAAGAAAAAGACCATTCAGGAATACGCTGCAGCTGAACCAGTACCGACGGATGAAGACTTTAGAAGGGTGGAATACCTGAAAGGTGAATACGGTCTCATTGACGGTGCGGTTACACTAAAATTCATGGATGACATGAAATTCAATGTGGACAACGGTACAGTCTGGGCTTATGCATATTATCTGATTGCAAAGAAGTCAAGCAACGCCAAGGATAATGAGGGAGTGTTGCAGGATGCATTCAATACGATGTTCCCGCAGATTCAGGCAAAGGCGGATGACCTGAAGGCGGTCGAGGACGCAATCAACCTGTTCCGGTCACAGATCATCCTGTACCAGTTCGCAACCACTGAAAACATTTCCTTTGCTCAAAGTATTGCTTGGAAAGGTGCTCTTGCGGAAACCGGATACGGAATGGCTGAACTGAACCAGAAGCAGATGTTTCCGTACATTTAAGACAGGGGGTGTTGACGAATGTTGAATATTACATACAACCCGGACCTTCTGACGGAATCGGGCAAAACGATGACAAGGTTGACGCTTGAATTTGACAATCAGAATGAACCGGCGATTCAGCTTCTGATGAACACTGCAAGTTCGCGGCTGGGTGCAGCAGTTGCAACGGCTGAATCTTCTGATGTGCATATGATCAAGCGGTCTCAGGCTTCTGTACCAAGGGCAAATATTACAAACTATGATGAAGTTCCAAAGTAAAAAGCAGCGGATCAAGGTGCAGTGAGGTAAAAGCTGCACCTTTATTTGTTGGAAAAACGTAGAAGGGATTGAGGGGAAATGACGGCAAAAGAATATTTATCAGAACTCAAAGAGATGCTGGATTATATACAGGAAAAGAAGGATATGGTGCAGGGTTACCGGGAACTGGCAACTTCAATTTCTGCACCAGTAAACGATATCAGGGTTCAGACAAGCAGGACGGATAATGGAAGGGTGGAACGCTACACCATACAGGCAGAGAACCTCGAACGGGAAATTGATCAGGATATGCAGAACTATTTTCAGTTTCAGAATATGGTCATTCATCAGATCCGGGAATTGGGAAATACGGTATATATACAGGTTCTGTTCAAGGTGCATGTGCAGTACAAGTCCATCCATCAGGCAGCAAAAGAAATGGGGAGGAATTACCATTATATCATCGGGATGCACCAAAAAGCCCTAAAAGAATTTGAGAAAATACACGCTGATATGCTGAAAAATGCGAAAGTCGGTAAATTCTCCGCATAAATAATTCAAAGCGTTATATGACCGTTATATGAGTTCGTGGAAAGGTGAAAATCATGGCGAAAATGGGAAAATTTGATTATTCAGAATTGAAGAAATTGCAAAAGCAGTTACAGAAGCTGCAGAACCCTGAAGCTTTTGTGGAATCGCTTGCAAAAGAAATAGCGAAAAGGCTTTATGATCAAGTGAAAGATAACACACCAATCGGTGTCTATCCGGAATCGTCCGGAAAGGTCGGTGGTACTTTAAAACATGGTTGGAAAATAGGAAAAATTGAAAAGACGGGTGGCACCTATGTAATTGACATCATCAATCCGGTTGAATATGCTTCCTATGTGGAGTACGGACACAGGACAGTTAAAGTTGACGGTTATGGTTGGTGTCCGGGGATTCATTTTGTTGAAAAGTCGGTGAACAATGTTGACAGGATGTCAAAACCATTGCTTGAAAAAAGAATGAATGACTATTTAAGTGAAATGTTTAAGGGGTGAGGACAATGAAGGATAGAAAGTATTGGCGAGAACGATTCAAGCAGATGGAGGAATCACAACACCAACAGGGTTTATCCTGCTATGCGGACATTGAAAGGCAGTACCGTCAGGCACAACGGACGCTGGAAGGTCAGATTTCTTCATGGTATCAGCGTTTTGCAGATAACAACAAAATCACCTTGTTGGAAGCGCGGCGTTTGCTGAATACGAAGGAACTGGAAGAATTCAAGTGGACGGTACACGATTATATAAAATATGGTCAGGAAAACGCGCTTGATGGTCAGTGGGTAAAACAACTTGAAAATGCTTCTGCAAGGTATCACATATCAAGGCTGGAAGCATTGAAGATGCAGACGCAGCAACAGGTCGAAGCCCTGTTCGGGAATCAGCTTGATTCCATAGACCAGACGATGCGCAGCGTATACACGGACGGTTTTTACCGGACGGCGTATGAGATACAGAAGGGCGTCGGCGTAGGATGGAATTTCTCCACGCTGGATGAAAAGACCATATCCAAGGTCATCAATAAACCGTGGGCGGCTGACGGCAAGAATTTTTCTGAACGCATTTGGTCGAACCGTCAGAAGTTGGTCAATGAGCTGAATCAGACGCTGACACAGAACATCATTCTTGGAAAAGATCCGCAGAAGGCGATTGATGAGATAGCCCGGAAAATGAACGTGTCGAAAACTGCTGCCGGTCGGCTTGTAATGACCGAAGAAGCCTTTTTTAACAGTGCAGCACAAAAGGACTGTTTTAATGAACTGGATGTTGAACAGTATGAAATAAGCATATCCTATGACAAAAAAACATGTGATATTTGTCAGGAAATGGGCGGAAAGCGTTTCAAAATATCCGAATGGGAAATTGGTGTCACGGCACCGCCGTTCCATGTAAACTGTCGTTGTGATCAAGTGCCGTATTTTGACGATGAATTTAGTGCAATGGGAACAAGAGCCGCAAGGGATGAAAATGGAAAAACTATTTTTATCCCAGCAAATATGACATATGAAGAATGGAAAAACACATTTCTAACCAGTGCTAAAGCATAACATTTAGCATTTGACAACATGGCGGAAGGGTTACACATATAATCTGGTGAAAGAAGTCCTTGATTCAATGGATCAGGGACTTTTCTTTTATACGGAACGATGATAAAATCATGTTGATAAGGGTGATTGTAGATGAATGATGAAAAATTATCAGGAACATAGACGAAAGGGGTGAGCGGCGGTGTCAGATAACTGGTATAAAAATAACGAGACTGACAAGATTTGGTGGAAGGACACACCGGATCAGGTCGGTTTGTGGATTTTCAGCTTTGACAAAAAGACCGAATACAATATGTTTTCCGATTATCCGCATAAGCTGACCTCTGAACAGAAAAAGACATTCGATGAAGAAAATCCCGAATGGGCTGATTTTTTCAAAGATAGAACGTGAAAAAGAATTTCTTTTGCAATGCGGCACAAGTTTTTCCGTTGATAGGATTGAGATGCGCACCGACAAGTGGAATGAACCTCTGTATGATGTGTATATGAAAGGGGTGAAGTAATATTATGTCACAAGTTATACCTTCATTTTGGAACAGCCCTTATTTTGTTCCGGAACCTGATAATTGGCATTTGACGGATGATGCCCCGGATGACGTTAGGGAAGAATTTGAAAAGTACATGAAAGAATCTGATAATGAAAGCACTGTCAAATAGACGGTGCTTTCTTAGTGTACGAACAAATTATCACCGAATGAGAAAACGGGGCTATATGACGGTTATATGAGTTGTCAGGGCTAAAGGAAAATGATAGAATACCATCATATAGAACATCCGTCACCGCTGGACGGGCGTTCCGGTGATAGGTTGTTCAGTGGGTGGAATTTCCACCGTCTTTCCACCATGCGCGCACAGATGGAAAAAGCTGTGCAAAGTGTCAAACGCTGAACACCTTGAAAAATCAGCACTTTTCAAGGCTGTGAGGAGCGTCAGAAAGATAAAAAATTCAATGTTTCGATAGACGTACCATGTGGAGACGGTTGTATTGATGTCACGCAATGAAAAGTAAAACCCTGCAAACCTCTTGATTTCAAGGCATTTGTGTAATTTAAGCTTCTATTTCATTGTGTCAACAATTCTGTCAAATGCCATAAAATCAAGGCTTTGGGAACATATCAATATGTAAGCTTGAGTTGACAGAATGGATATTGGGTAGGTTGAGTTGACAAGATTATTATTACAAAGTTAAGTTGATGGGATTGATGAATAGGCTAACCACCATCGGTAAATACTAATCTTATGATGATTAGACAAACACATATAGGTGAGAAAATATGCCAAAAAAACCAAATGTTTATTACATTCCTCCGAAACCAACAAGAGAAAAGCGTGTCGGAATTTACTGTCGTGTAAGTACAAATAATATGGATCAGCTTCAAAGTCTGACTGTTCAGATATCGCATTTGACAAGATTGACAGCTTCAATGCTGCAATGGGTTTTAGTGGATGCTTATATAGATATTGCTACAAGTAAAACGGGTTCATCAAGAAAAGAGTTCAATCGTATGCTTGACGATTGCCGTTCCCGAAAGCTGGATATAGTCATAACTAAAAACATTAGTAGATTTGGCAGAGATACAGTTGAAATTTTGGATGCTCTTAATCAATTAAAAACGCTGGGCGTGCGTGTAATATTTGAGCAGGAAGAATTGGATACTGCAACTACTGACAGCAGTTTGATGATATCAATAATTGAATCATTTGCACAAGCTGAGAATGAAGCAAGAAGTGAAAATATAAAATGGGGCATTAAGCAGCGTGTAGCACTTGGAACGTCAAAGCTCTATGACAGAAAGTGTTATGGATATAAGCATGATTCGGACGGAAAGCTGATTATTGATGAAGAAGAGGCTGAAAATGTTAGGCTGATATTTGATTTGTACCTTAGTGGAAAAAGCATTTTAGGAATTATCAAGGAACTCCAAAAACGAGAAATTCTCTCTCCAACCGGAAACGAGAAATGGTGTAAGAGGACGATTGATGTTATGCTGAGTAATGAAAAGTACACAGGTGATGTCAAACTTTTGAAATCAGGCAAAAGCGATGTTCATTATCTGACATCAGAAAATAATCCTGCGATAATTTCAAAGGAAACTTTTGAGGCTGTGCAGATTGAGAAAGGACGGAGGAGTAATGTGGTGAGAGGAGAAAATGGAGTTAGGAGGAAAAGCAAGAAGTATAGTTCTAAGAAGAAATAATATATAGATTGTGTGGCACAGATAAGGAGAGTTTGTATATGGCAAAACAGAAAAGTTGGAATAATTATTATGAAATTATTAATGAATTAGGAGAAGGTGGAAATGCAAAAGTCTATCGTGTAAAATGTAAGGAAGATAATGAAGAATATGCTTTAAAAGACTTAGTTGTTGGTGGAAAAGAGAAACACAGTCGCTTTGTTAATGAAATAAACACTATAAAAGATAATTATCAAGAAATAGAGGGGACTATTCCTATCTATAAATTTTCTGTGGATGAATATTGGTATACAATGCCTATTGCAATATCTGCAGTAGATTATATAGCTAGAAACAAATTAGATATCGAAGAAATAGTTAAGGGAGTGGTTTCTTT